TGAGCCTTCCAATGATGGAGAAGGTGATGAAGGTGAAAGTCAGACTTTTGAAAAGATTATTCGTACATACGAAATTTCTCACGAAGATACAAGATATGCACTTTATAATCTGTTAGCACCATACGAAGAGTCGGATAACGATTATTATTATATATCAAATGTATTTGATTCTTATTTTGTATATGAGGGTTGGTGTACTGATAAAATCTACCGCCAGAACTATACGAAAGAAGGTGACAATGTTGCATTTGATGGTGAACGTATTGAATTATTCCGTGAGCTTTTAACAGCAAGTGAGAAGGCTGAACTTGAATCTATGCGTTCAAACTACGTTGCACTCAAAGAGTTTAAGGAGACAGCAGAAAAGAATGAACTTCATGCACAGAAAGAAGCTATTATAAATGCTGATAACTATTCTGTTCTTACAGAGAAAGATTCAGAAGGAAATTATGTAAATGCTGATTTCGCTGAATTAGTAAAGACTATGGATAATTATTCTGTAGAAGATTTTGAAACAAAGGTAAAGGTTATGCATTCAGATTATATGTCTGCACATGCGAACTTCTCTTCTGTTGACACAAAGAAAAACACAAATTCAGTTAAGATACTTACAAATATGAATAAGAAATCAAAGCCTAAGAAAAACTACGGCAACTTATTTGATTAAAAACTGAATATAACTTCATTGCATATAGAACGCTTTATGCGTTCTTTTTTATTGCAAAAAAACAAAATTTAAGGAGGAAAACATAATGGCTATTAAATATGCTGCTACAAAATTTCCACAGATGGAAATTGGTAATTTACTTGCTCAGGATTATGGTGAGCACATTTTATCTGTAAAGATTACAGAAGATACACCTAATGGATATCATTTCAAACCAGGTAAGATGACTTCTCTTGATAATTGGGAGATGGAAGCTGCAACTGAAATTGATGCTTATATCGCAATGAAAGATGCGTCAGGAAGATACCTTGTTGTAATTAGAGATCCAAAGGGAGTTGGTGTTATCTATCAGAAACCTCTCAACAATGTCGAGAGTCCTCGTTCACTCGCACTTGCTTCTAATTTCTATAACGATCCAGCAGACGGTGCAGTTCGTGGATACATGCTTCATTCACAGGATCGTTATTGGCTTACAGAAGATAATTTTGATGGCTCACCTACAGTTGGAGCTGAAATCACAACGATTTCTAGTGGAAAATTAAAAATTGGTGCGTAATAGAAAGGAGGATATAGAATAATGATGAGATTTAGTACAGAACATTTAAGAAAAGTTTTTGAAGATGCCGATAAGTATGAAAATTTTAAGAAGCTTACATACAATTTAAATCACGGAATTGATATTTATGAGTATGATGATGACGGAAACCAGAGAAAGGTTTCTAAGCACGAAGCAAATAAGGCAATCCGTAAAATTATTATGGAGGTATGTGACCTTACTGAAGAGGATCTTAGATCCAATAAGAGACGTGAAAGAGCCTTAGAGCTTCATCACACAGAAGTATATGAGTTACTTGAGTCTGATATTGATTTTAAGGTAGATACAGCATTCAAGGAGTCTGAGTGGTTTAATGATTTTGTAGATATGAGAAATGTTAAACTTGGCGACGAGGAAGAGTTTTGGTCAAGAGAAAAGGTTATGCTTGCTGTTGCTGAAATTAGTGGTGATCACCATGATCTGACTTTACAGTACTTAAATGAAGGTACAGCACACAAGATTCATACTAAGAAGTATGGTGTAAAGATTGGTAAGGATATTGATCTTATTTTACTTGGACGTATTGATTTTACTGAGCTGACAGATAAGATTGCAGAAGCGTTTGTATATAAAGTTCAGGAACTTTGCTATACAGGAATTTATGGTGCTGCAACTAAGTTACCTAACAACTCTCAGTTTGTAAAAACAGGTGCTTTATCTGCTTCTACTAAGGACAAGTTTGATACACTTCTTGAGGATGTTGGAACTGCTAACAGTGCAGAAGTTGTTATTATGGGTACAAAGACTGCATTAAAGAAACTTAATGGTCTTACAGAAGTTGATTGGAGAAGTTTGTCTCAGAAAGAAGATGTTGCAAAGACTGGTCGCCTTGGTACATATGAAGGAACAGAGCTTATTGAGATTCCTCAGAGATTTGCTTTCAATGATGTAACAAAGAGACTTATTGACGATAAGAGACTTCTTATCTTTGCAAAGAATCAGGAACAGTTCGTGTGGTTTACAGATAAGGGCGAAACTCAGATTTATGAGTCTGGTACTCAGAAGGGTGAACACGCTGATGACTTCCAGAAATATGAAGTTCAGAGAGAAATGGGTGTTGAGGTAGTATTGCCACAGTACTTTGGTCAGTGGACTCTTGAATAGTAAATAAGGTTGAGTGGTTAGTTTATCTAGCCACTCTTTTTATATTGGATAGAAAGGAAAAATAAATGGCATATACAAAAAAGACCACCACAAAAGCAGTAGAAAATACTAATACTGATGTGGCTGAAAAGAAATCAGAAAAAAAGAAGTTTGAGCCAACAGAAATGATTCCATGTGTGTCTCTTACAGCAGGAGAATTATTTTATGTTGGACTTAAATCAGATACTTTATATACATTTGCAGATATTGATGACGTTCAGGAAATTGAATTTAGAGATTTGGATTATGCAGCAAGGAAGGGTGACAAGATGATGTTTAAACCTCGTTTTGTTGTACAGGATGCAGATTTTATCGCGTTACATCCAGAACTTGATGATTTATATTCTACTCTTCACTCGACAAATGATTTAAGAGATATTTTAAAGATGACTCCTTCGCAAATGGAAAAAGCAATCTATTCTCTTCCAATTGGAGCACAGGAAGCATTAAAAACTATTGCAACAAGTATGGTTGATGACGGAACACTTGATTCTGTTAAGAGAATTCAGACGCTTGATTCTATTTTTGGAACAGAGTTACTTTTAAAATTGAATATGTAGTAAAGGAGGCTCACAATGACGCTTCCATATGAAACAATTTTTTCACGAACAAGAGGACGAATTTCAGATCCGAAAGAACTCTCTCTTGACGAAAACGATTTGCTTGAAATTTATACAGAGCGATTAAGCAATGTAATCTCTAATCCAAGGGTGCGTAGACTATTCTCTTCTCTCACACTCGATGATGAAATTCAACAGTTGGATTTTACGCTGAATAATTCAGTAGATGAAACGGCTGATATGAATTTTGTCGTAGGAATTCTTGTACTTGGAATGACGATTGAGTGGTTACAGCCACAGGTTGATTCTATTATGCACACATCAGTAATGATAGGTGGTAAAGAGGAGAAGAAGCTACTCGACAATCATAAAAACATGATTGACCGTCTTGATTCCATGAAAATTGAATTAAATAAACGTATTCGTGATTACGGATATATGTACAATTCCTATATTAACACGGAGTCCTAATATGCAATACATATATGGTGACTTCACAAACAAGCAAATCAATGAAGCAGTTCGTGCAATGCATGGTGACATTCACAAACTACTGCTCTATAAAGACAAAACAATTGAAGAGAAAATATTTGAAGATGATGAAGCATTTCTCATCTTCTTTGAAAACGTTATGTTTAAATTAGGTGGTACAAAAACCTTATTTAATGACAACGGACTTATGGTAACTCTTATGGCAACCTTACAAGGTGCTATGGATAATTTCAAGAGCGACCATTTTAGTTATAAAAAATTCCGTAGGGCAATCTTAGATTCTCACGGATATATTAAGCAGATGTTTGAGGAGGTGGGTTGCGATGACGAGTCTACAAACAGCTAGGCGTGTCGCAAACGCCAAGAACAACGGTGCTAAAACGATTGGTCAGATTTATAAGGAACAGTCTGATTGGGCGATGGAACAGACTTGGGATAATGATATCCAGAGTAAAATCTGTTATATTTATGATTTTTATCATGATGATCAGCCACGATTAGCTAAAGGTATGACATATGATAATACAACTAAAACACGCATAGATGCAAAGTTTATTATTAAGTCCTATCAGTCAATGGATAAAGATCAAGTTGATTATTATGTTCAGTTTCGTCCTTCGCAGTCAATTCGATTTTCAGAAGATGATGAATTATATTATTTTGAAACCGATTATAAGACTACTTATGGTAATACATTCCCAATCGGATTATATTTAGATATTCCAGATGATAGAAATGTTTATCGCAAATGGTTAATCTGTCGAGAGGAAAAAGCGAATCAATTTGCAAAATATCTCGTTCTTCCATGTGATTATGAATTGTGTTGGATTGAGACAAATGGTAAAGATAGAATTAAGCGCAGAATGTGGTCTGTTTTAAGGATGCAATCGTCTTACACAATCGGGCAGTACACGGATCATGTGTTTACAAGAACAGATAATCAGAATAAAATCTGGCTACCGTTAAATAAACTTACAGAGAAATTTTGGTATACTAATAGCGAAGATACTACAATGAGAATTGTTGTAAGTGCTCCTACTGAACACCCTCTAATATGGGCATGTACAAAAATTGAGAATATTCAGCCTATAGGTATTCAGAAACTTACAATCTATCAAACTGTTTGGTCTGACAATAGAGATTACATTGAGAAAGACGAAAATGGTAATATTATTGGTATGTGGGCTTCATATTTTGATTCAGAAATTGCTCCAACAGATCCATCTACTCCAACCACTCCACCATCTTCCATTACGGCAAGAATCTCAGCATCCACTTCAACTATCAAAGTTGGTGGCTCTTATAAAAATCTTACAGTAAATCTATTCAACGATTCCAATGAAGATATTACAACTGAATATGCTGATGCAACATTTACATGGACTTGTTTTATTGATAATGAAGATTGGACTGATAAAGTTACATGGCGAGCTGGTACAGAGTACAACCAAAAGAAAGTAAAGTTTCCTAGCGATACTTCTGTTATCGGCAAAATATTGTCTGTTATGTGTGAAGTTGTTAAGGAAAATTTGCCGATTGAATCTGAAATTTTGCTGTTAGAATTAACTGAGTAGGAGGTGTTTTATGGCAGAAAAATTAGTTACAAAGAATGATTTGTTGAATAAGCTTCGTGCATATAACAACACTCCTGATGATGAAAATATTTTATATAAAAAAAAGATAGAAAAGGCTTTATTATCAAATCCTTGTTTACTTTATGCACTCAATGAAAAAACGTTAGAGTCTGAACTTTTTGATGATGATGGTAATATCAATTGGGAATGGAATGAAGAAAAGAAGGAATACGAGCCTCTTGGAGAATGGGATAGATATTTTTCAGATACAGCAGGCGATGGAAATATACTTCCGTATTTATTTATTCCAGACACTCAGACAAAAGTACGAAATTATCTTTGTTATCAAGTAAGTTTTCAAGACACAGTTAGATATCAACCTGGATTAAAAGAAACGTTGGTTACTTTTACTATTTTTGTTCATGGCAATGATAGGATGGATAAATTAACAGGTATTCCAAGACACGATCTTATTGCTTCTATTATAAGAGAACGATTTGCATGGTCAAATGTATTTGGGATGCAAACGCACATTATATCAAATCGTGAATCTACTACGGATAACAATTACGTTGTTCGTACTCTTGTATTCCAACTTACGGACTTAAACAGTAAAGTTCAGACACCTTATGGTGGAAAACCATCTATTATGAATTATGGTGTAAGGC